CGTGGCGGTGGTCCCATTCGCGATACGGATCACCGCGGAGTCTGCACGGTCCCTGATTGTGAGAAGCCGTATCTGGCGAAGGGCATGTGCGCGATGCACTATCAGCGGCGAAAGGTTCACGGAGACCCTCTCTACCAGGAGGTCTTCGCGAAGGATCAGCCGTGCGCGATGCGTGGATGCGGGGCGCATCAAATTGCTCGGGGCTACTGCGGGAAGCACTATCAGCGGCTCGTCAAACACGGAGACCCGCGCGTTCGACAGATCGCGGAGGCGGGCGCAGGCACTCTCAACAAGGACGGCTATCGCATCGTTTTTCGGCCAGGCCACCCGAACGCGGCGCGGACGGGACGAATATCGGAGCACCGGCTCGTCATGTCGGAAATGCTTGGCAGGCCCCTCGCCCCGAATGAAACCGTCCATCATCGAAACGGCAACAGGACCGACAATCGGCCCGAGAACCTCGAGCTGTGGGCGCGCAACCAGGTACCAGGTCAGCGCGTCAGCGACTTGCTCGCCTGGGCGCGGGCGCTAGTTGATCAGTATGGCGCACTTGAAGGACAGCCAGGATTTGAGCTCGCTACAGCGCGTGGTAGTGGCGATTGATCCAGCCGTTACGTCGGGCGAAGACTCCGACGAGACCGGCATTGTCGTCGCGGGGCGCGGGGTAGACGGGTTTTTCTACGTGTTGGACGACTTGACGTGCCGCCTTTCGCCCGATGGATGGGCACGGCGCGCCGTGGCCGCTTTCGACGCTTATGAGGCTGACTTGATCGTTGCCGAGGTCAACAACGGGGGCGATCTAGTCGAGCGGGTAATCCGCACTGTCCGGCCGCGAATCCCCTTCAAGGCCGTCCGAGCGACAAGGGGCAAGGTGATGCGCGCCGAACCTATCGCCGCCCTTTATGAGCAAGAGCGCGTTTTCCATGTTCGCCCGCTGGACCAGCTCGAGGACCAGATGTGCAGCTTCGTAGCGGACGGGATGAGCGAGAGCCCGGATCGGGTCGACGCGCTCGTGTGGGCGTTGACGGAGTTGAACGAACCGACGCCAACTTTCGGCGTGTTCTCTTTGTAGGAGCCGTTCATGAGCCTTCTCCAATCCATCGCATCCTCGGTCGCCGCGCTGCTGCCGAAGTCGGAGCTCGTCACGCTCGGGGACGCCGGACTCCAAACGAAAAGCACCTGGTACCCGGAATCGTCCGTCACCCGCTACGACCTGAGCGGCCCCATTATCACGCCGGCCGCGACCCGTGTGGACTACGCCGCCCTCGACGCGATGGGCTCCTCGATCGTCATGGCCTGCGTCAATTCCGTGACGCGGTGCTTTCCCGAGAGCCGTATCCGCGTGATGCGGCGGGAGCGAGACGGCGGGAGCGAGGAAGCGGTCGGGCACCCGCTCGGCGAGCTGCTCAGGCGTCCAAACGAGTACATGACCGCCTACGAGGTCTGGCAGGCGACGCTCACCAACTACAACGTCCACGGGAACGCCTACTGGTGGAAGGTGCGGGGTCGGTCGGGCGGGGCGCCGCGGGAGCTCTACCCGGTACCCGCGAGGCTCATGCGCGCGGTCTGGCCAAAGAACGGGAGCGAGTTCGTCTCCTACTACGAGATGTGGACGCCGAACGGATGGCGGCGCGTCGAGACCGAGGACGTCGTGCATTTCCGCAACGGGCTCGACGACTCGCCCGGCGCTGACTGCCGGTACGGGCTCTCGCCGCTGCGGAGCGTTCGGCGCGAGATCTACGTCGACGAGGAGGCGGGCAACTACTCGGCCACCGTGCTCCGCAACGTCGGCGTGGTCGGCGCGGTCTTCACGCCCAAGGAGCCCGTCGCGATGAGTGCGGACGACAAAGCGGCGTTTCGCGCGGCGTACGCGGCGGCCTACGGCGGGGACAACCGCGGCAAGCCCATGATCTTCGAGGTGCCGATGGACGTGCAAAAGATCGCGTTCTCGGCCGAGGAGATGGACATGGACTCGCTGCGCGTGATCTGCGAGGAGCGGATCTCGGCGCTCCTGAACGTGCCGGCCATCGTCGCGGGGCTCGGGGCGGGGCTCGACCGCTCCACCTACTCGAACATGGAGGAAGCCTACCGCCAGCTCTGGGAGGCGAACATCATCCCGACGCAGCGGGCGATGACGGAGCGGCTCGACGTTGGGATGCTGCCCGACTTCGGCAGCAGCGACAGCCTCTTCACGGACTTCGACCGCTCGCAGGTGACGGCGCTCGGCGAGAGTCGCGACGTGCTCGAGCAGCGCGCCCGCGAGGCGTTCAAGGCGAACGCGATCACGCGGAACGAAGTGCGCGAGCGTCTCGGCTACCCGGCCGACCCCGGCGGCGAGGTCTACTTCGACGGCACGGTCTTCGGGGTGCAGGACGTACCCGAGCCGGTCGCGCAGCCGGTGGCGCTGCGGGCGGTCGCTGGGCTCGCGTCCCCGCCACGGCAGCTCGCGCTCGCCGCCAAGGCCGAGGAGACGCCCGACGACCCGCGCCCCACGGGCAAGCCGCTCGAGTGGACCGACGACGACCTCGACGCGCTCGCGGACGTGACCGAGGAGGACATCGAAGCCGCGCAGGCCGCTTGGAAGCGCAACGCCCCGCCCGCGTACCGCGACCTGCTCGACGCGCCCGCCCCGAAGGGCGAGGGCGAGCCCGACACGAAGCGCGACGCGGCCCCGCGGTACCGATGGAACACGGGCGCGCAGCGGTACGTGAACGCTCGCGGGAAGTTCGTGCCGCTCGAGGCGGTGCGGGCGGCGGTCGACGAGACGCTCGCGGGCGTCGAGCGCGACATGCGCGAGCTCGGGGAGGGCCTCGCGGCCGGCTCCGTATCGGTCGCGGAGTTTCAGATCGGGATGCAGCAGCGAATCAAACAGGCGCACCTGTTCGCGCTCGCGGCGGCTCGCGGCGGCTGGGATCGGCTCACGCCCACCGACTACGCGAAGGTGGGGCCGACGCTGCGCGAGGAGTACAAGCACCTGAACCGCGCCATGTCGGCCGTAGCCTCGGGGGACCGCTCCGTCAAGTCGCTCCTCGGGAGCCTCGACATGTGGGCCGCGGACGCCTCCGACACGTTCGACAACGCCACGCACGCGATGCGGGCCGAGGTCGGGCACAAGTGGGAGCGGTGGGTGCTCGGGGCGGCCGAGCACTGCGAGGGGTGTATCGAGCAGGCGGGGCGGGGCGTCGTGAAGTACGGCGCGCTCCCGCCGAAGGGGTCGCAGCCGTGCGGCTCGCGGTGCCACTGCCGGAAGCTGACGGGTCGTCGGCGAAAGGATCTCGAGGGGTGAGCTGCGATGCACGAACCATTCGGGAGACGGGTATGGACGCGAAGACTCACCGGGGGCCGGTACTCGTCAAGACCGGCGCACGAGGCGTTGCCCTATCTGCCTTCACGCCCGAGCAGCGCGAGCAACTCGCCGAGTACCTCGCCGCGCAAGACGCCGCACGACGTCAGGCATGGCGGGATCTCGCGCAGGGGCTCGGGGCCGTCGTGGCGGCGCTCCGGCGCCTCGGCGGCATGAATTAGCTATTTACGCAAAACGGCCACGCGTGCTATAGGTTGTGGTCGGTATCGAATTCTCAACCGCATATTGGGCAGTACAGAGACGCCCGCCGTAGCTAGCGGAGCCCCGTAGGGGAGCCCGCCGGAAACGGCGGGCTTTTTCTATTCCGGGAAGAAAACCGCGATGCTCGAACACAAATCCTGCGACCGGGCCGACATCAAGCTCCTCGACATCGGGGACGGTGCCGGGGGCTTCATCGGCTACGGAAGCACGTTCGGCAACCGCGACAGGGCGGGCGAGATCGTGGTGCCCGGAGCCTTCTCGAAGGCGCTCGAGACCTTCATGCGAGACGGGTTCATCGCCGTCGGCCACGACTGGGCCGCGCTGCCCGTCGCGACCGTCAAGAGCGCGGTCGAGGACGACATGGGGCTCCGGCTCGAGGCCGAGTTCCACACGACCGCGAGGGCGCAGGAAGCGCGTCAGACGGTGCGCGAGCGTCTCGAGCGCGGGAAGTCGGTGGGGCTCTCCATCGGCTACCGGGTGCTCGACGCCGAGGACACCGACGACGGGCGCCTGCTCAAAGAGATCGAGCTTCACGAGGTCAGTCTCGTGACCGTGCCGTGCAACGCGCTCGCGGCGGTAACGGGAATCAAGACGGGCGCAGAGCGGGGGTTGCCTGCCGACCTTCCGCTCGCCGATCACGCCTCGGCCGTGCTTGCCGCGCTCGAGGAGTCCGCCGCGCAGGGTCAGGCGTTCGCCGCCCGCGTGAAGGAATTGGCCGAACTGCGCGCCAAGGAGGGCCGGGTGCTCTCGACGACGAACCGCGAGAAGGTCGCCCGCGTGCGCGACCTCGCCCGCGAGCTCGCCGACGAGTGCCAGGCGATGCTCGACGCCTCGGAGCCGAGGAAGTCGGCCGAGGGGGTCGACCCCGCCGCGATCCTCGACGCCATCGTCCGCGCAGAACTGACCCGAGCGCGCCTCCTAGGCGTCGCCGTGGCGTGAGAGAGACACCATGAACTATCGCGAGTTGCAGAACGAGATCGACGCGAAGAATGCCGAGCTTGCCGGCATCTTCACGAAGCACCGCAAGGAAGACGGGTCGTACGACATGACCCTCGAAGTGGTCGAGGACGTCCGGCGCCGGAACGACGAGATCACGGACCTCGGCGTCAAGCGCGACGCCGCGCGCCAGGTTGACGAGGTGTACCAGAAGAACCTCGCGGCGATGCGCGAGGCCCAGCAGCCCGACCGCAAGGGTGGCTTCCCGGGCGGGGCGCCCGACGACATGCGCGTCGAGGAGCCGAAGCTCGTCAAGAGCATCGGCGAGCTGTTCTCCGAGAGCCCGATCTATCAGGAGCTCAAGGGACAGTCCCGCTCCAAGTTCGTCGTCGAGATCGAGGGCGTGAGCCTCAAGACCACGATGACGACCGCGGCCGGCTACGCCGCGGCGAACGACCGCACGCCGAAGGTCGTGCCGTTCGCGCTGCGCCGGCCGGTCGTCGCCGACCTCATCCCGCAGGTCGACACGACCCTCTCCTCGATCAAGTACATGGAGGAGACGACCAACACCAACAACGCGGCCACGGTCGCGCAGAACGCGGAGAAGCCGGAATCGGCCCTCGCGTTCACGGAGCGGACCCGCCCGGTCGAGAAGATCGCGACGACCCTGCCCGTCACCGACGAGCAGCTCGCCGACGTGCCTTCGATCCGCTCGACGATCGACAACCGCCTCGGGGTGCAGATCCAGCTCACGGAGGAGGCCCAGCTGCTCGAGGGCGACGGCAACACGCCGAACCTCCTCGGTTTCTACAACGCCTCGGGGCTCCAGACGCAGGCGAAGGGCGCCGACCCGACGCCCGATGCGGTCTACAAGGCCATCACGAAGGTGCGGCACACGGGCTTCGCCGACCCGACGGGGACCGTCTGGCACCCGAACGACTGGCAGGACGTGCGCCTGCTCAGGACGGCCGACGGCATCTACATCTGGGGTAGCCCGGCCGAGGCCGGCCCGGAGCGCATCTGGGGCCTGCCGGCGATCATCACGACCGCCAACACCGAGAACAGCGTGCTCGTCGGCGACTTCTCGATGTACTCGGAGATCTTCCGCCGCCAGGGCGTCACGATCGAGGCCGGCTTCGTCGGCGACGACTTCCGGTACAACCGCCGGACGCTCCGCGCCGAGGAGCGCCTCGCCCTCGTGATCTACCGCGGCGCGGCATTCTGCGAGGTCACGGGCGTCTAGCCGCCGTGATCGTGATCCTTTCCCCCGGGGCGGGGTTCGCCCCTCCCCGGGGCTCTTTGTAGGAGCGGACACCATGCCGATTATCTCGGGCGGAAAGATCATCGAGGGCGCGGTCCAGCGCAGCCGGGGCGGGGCGAGCATCGGGGCGCCTGCCCTCGGCTCGACGACGGCCGTACACGCCGCCGTGACCGACACGGGCGCGCAGCAGGTCGTCACGACCGGCATCACGAACCCGGACGTTCCGCGCAACGTCACGGCGACGGCCGGCGGCACCGCCGCGGACGTCAAGGCCATTCAGGTCATCGTGGCGGGCACGGACATGGAGGGGAACGCGATCTCGGAGACGCTGCCCGCCTTCACGGTCAACACCACGGGCACGGTCGTCGGGAACAAGGCGTTCAAGACCGTGACCTCGATCACGATCCCGGCGCACGACGGCACCGGCGCGACGACGGCCATCGGGACGGGCGCGAAGCTCGGGCTCCCCGAGCGCCTCTCGCGCAACAGCGTGACGGCGGCGTACCTCAACAACGTCAAGGAGGCCACCGCGCCCACGGTGGCGGTCGACGCGACCAACATCTCGGGCAACACCATGACGCTCGACTCGGCCCTCGACGGTTCCGCCGTGCGGGTCGACTACTACCCGGCCTGAGCCCTGGGGGGATCGTTATGCCGTTCAAGAGTGACCGCAGACTCTTTCACACCGCGGACAAGTCGCGCGTCGTCGAGGCCGACAGCCCCGACGCCGCCTACCTGTTCGTGAGCGAGGGCCAGACCGTGAGCGACGAGGACGCGGAGCGGTTCGGGCTCGAGGCGCCGGACGCCGGGGACGAGGCCGAGGGCGACGAGACCGAGGAGAGCGCCGACGCGAAAGCGGCGTCGAAGCCGAGGACCACGAAGGCGCTCGCGAAGCCCAAGGCAACCAAGGCGCGCAAGTAGGGAGCGGGCATGGCCTACGCATCGCAAGACGAACTGCTCGAGCGACTGCCCGAGGCGTCGGCGTCCACGGACGGCGACCTCCTGGACAGCCTGCTCGAGCAGGCGTCTGCGGTGGTGGCGAAGCTCACGGGCGAGACCTACGACGTCGCGGGCGAGGAGGCGAGCGAGCTCGTCGTCTACGGCACCGGCACCCCGTTCCTGCGCGTCGGGCCGCACGTCGGCACGGTGGCGGCCGAGGACGTGGAGATGCCGAGCGGCTACACGGCGCCCGCCTTCGCGGACACGGGCGAGTACCTGCGCGCGACCGACAGCACGGGCGTCTTTTCGGACGCGATCAGCTGGCCAGCCGGCGTGCCGGTGACGGTGACGGCTCAGTGGGGCGCGGCTGCGGCCCCGGGCGACGTGAAGGCGGCGACGCTGACGCTCGCGGCCGAGTGGTGGCGCAGGCGCGGCGCGGCGTTCGTCGAAGACTACACGGGCTCGATCGGCACGAGCGGAACGCTCCCGAGCGAGGTCATGGACATTCTCAAGCCCCGGCTGGCCGGGCACAGCCTGAGGACGGCGCTGTCATGAACGACACCACGGGAGCTCGCGCCGTCGCCCTCGACTGGTCGCGCCGTCAACGAAGCCTGGCGACCGCCGCGTATCTCTACACACGCGAGGCCGGGACGGAGACGCTGCTCGGCCAGCTCGCGACGGGGTGGAACTACGGGACCGGCGAGAATGGCGCGGCGCTGTTGACCGCTAGCCAGGACGCGGCCATGAGCGACGAGAGCACGCTCGACTGGGCCGAGTGGGACACGCTCACGCATGTCGGCCTGGTGTTCGGCGACGGGCGCCCGTCGAAGCTGTTCAAGGTGGCGAACGGCGGGAAGCGGCCCCCGGAAGCGGGCAGTGCTCGCATCTGGCGGTTTGACCTCGAGTACGTGAGCGGCTTTACCGCGCCGACCTCCGGCACCACGTTCCCGTTCACCTTCCCCGCGGAGTTCGCAGCCTAATGGCACTCACAAGCGGCGCGACCGCCACCAACCTGAACGCCCTCCCGAGCGAATCCGCCGGCTCGTCTTTGACGTCGGACGAGTGGAATGCCCTCGTCGCGTGGGCGAAGGCCGCGCAGACGGCGGGCCTCTCGAGCGCGGAGATCACGACGGCGATCAGCGCCGCCCTCGCCGCCTACACCGA